CCACCACCGACAACCGGTACAAGCTGCTGGAGATGCAGGTCGACCTCATCATCGATGACGATGAGTTCCGCAAGGGCACGGACGATGGCGTGGGCCTGCCGTATATCGTCACGATTGAGAAGGAGACGCAGGAAGTCCTCGCGATCCGTCGCAATTGGCAGCCCGACGACGACCTCAAGCGCAAGCGCTCGCACTTTGTCCATTACGCCTACATCCCCGGTTTCGGCTTCTACGCCTTCGGCCTGATCCACATCGTCGGTGCGTTCGCGAAAAGCGGCACGGCGCTGATCCGCCAGCTGGTCGATGCTGGCACCCTGTCGAACCTGCCCGGTGGGTTCAAGACCAAGGGGCTGCGCGTCAAGGGTGACGACACGCCCATCGGCCCGGCCGAGTGGCGCGACGTCGACGTAGCCAGCGGCACGATGCGCGACAACATCATGCCGCTGCCGTACAAGGAACCGAGCCAAGTCCTGTTCGCGCTGCTGCAGAACATCGTCGAGGAGGGCCGCAAGCTCGCCGGCGCCGGTGACCTGAAGATCAGCGACATGAGCGCGCAGGCCCCCGTGGGCACCACGCTCGCGATCCTTGAGCGCGCGCTGAAGCTCATGTCCGCCGTGCAGGCGCGCGTCCACTATTCGATGAAGCAGGAGTTCAAGCTCCTCAAGGGTATCATCCGCGACTACACCCCCGACAGCTACAGCTACGACCCCGAGGAGGGCGGCCGCAAGGCGAAGAAGAAGGATTACGACAGCACCGAGGTGCTGCCGGTCAGCGATCCCAACGCCGCCACCATGGCGCAGAAGATCGTCCAGTACCAAGCCGTCATCCAGCTGGCGCAGACCGCGCCGCAGATTTACGACATGCCGTTCCTCCACCGCCAGATGCTGGAGGTGCTGGGTATCAAGAACGCTTCCAAGCTCGTGCCGCTCAAGGATGGCGACGACATGAAGCCGACCGACCCGGTCAGCGAGAACATGAACATCATGAATGGCAAGCCGGTGAAGGCGTTCCTCGAACAGGACCACGAGGCGCATCTGGCCGTGCACACCGCTGCGATGCAGGACCCCAAGCTGATGGAGCTCATCGGCCAGAACCCGGCCGCGCAGACCATCATGGGCGCCGGCGCGGCGCACGTCATGGAGCACCTCGCGTTCAGCTACCGCAAGCAGATCGAGGAGCAGGCCGGCGTGCCGCTGCCGCTGCCCGATCAGCCGATGTCGCCCGAGACCGAGGTCGCCGTCAGCCGCCTCGCGGCCGCCGCTGCCAAGCAGCTGCTGGAGAAGAACAAGGGCGAAGCCGAAGGTAAGAAGAACGAGGAGATGGCGAAGGACCCCATCGTCCAGATGCAGCAGAAGGAACTGGAGCTCAAGGACCGCGAGGTTTCGCTCAAGGAGCAGCAGTTCAAGGTCGACTCGGCGGCAAAGGCCGACCAGCACGACCTCGCTGGTGCCAAGATCGCGTCGGCCGAGCGCATCGCCGGACTGCAGGTCGGGGCCAAGCTCGCGACGTCGAAGGCCGAGCTCAGCGCGAAGCAGCAGGAGGCGGGGCTCAAGATGGGCGTCGAGATCGCCCGCGAGGCCGCACAGGCGGGTGGCGCGCCTCAACCGCAGGAAGTGGCCACGCTGCACCAGATGGCCGCCAGCGCCCCGCAGGCGGGCGCTGAGGGGCAATCCGAGCCCGGGGCGGAACCCCCGGCACCGCCTGAGGGAGCGCCTGTATGAGCCAAGCCTTGCAGCTGATCATCGCCAAGATCGATGAGACGCTGACCAACATCGAAGGCGATCTGGCGGCCGGCACAGCGGCCGATTTCAACGCCTACAAGTTCACCTGCGGGGTCTATCGCGGCCTCCGCATGGCGAAGGGCATCATGCAGGACATAGTCGAGGAGGAAGAGACGGATGGACCTGATTGACGAGTGCGCGGAGGACGAAACTCCGCGCTATGGAACGCAGCTGCCGACCCCATCGGGCTACCGCATCCTGTGTGCCATCCCCGAGGTCGAGAAAGTGACCGCCGGCGGCATCCACAAGGCCGACATCACGGTCGAAAACGAGACGCTGCTCGCAGCCGTGCTGTTCGTGATGCGGATGGGGCCTGATTGCTACGCGGACAAGACCCGTTTTCCGGGTGGGCCGTGGTGTAAGGAGGGGGATTTTGTCCTTGTGCGCGCCCATGCGGGCACGAAGGTCAAAATCCACGGCCAGCTGTTCCGTCTGATAAATGACGACAGCGTCGAAGCTGTCGTCGAAGATCCGAGGGGGATTTCGCGTGCCTGAGAAGCGCGACTTGGTGCGTAAGCGCGACTACATGCGCGCCTATTACGCCGAAAACCGCGAGAAATTGCTCCTTCGGCAGGCCGAAAACGACGCCGCACGCCTCGAAGCCAAGCGGGCGTACAACCGTGCGCGCCACCATCGCCTTGGAGAGGCCGAATTGGCTCGAAAAAGGGCCGATTACGAGGCAAAACGCCCGGAAAAGCAGGAAAAACAGCGGAATTACTACCGGAGCACCCGGGAGGCTCATGTTTTGCGTGTCTACGCGCGCAAGAAGCGCCTTGTGGCCGGTCGCAACATCACCACGCCGGCGCAGCAAGTCGAAATCGACGGTCTGTACCTGTTCACGCAGTGCTTTCCGTGGTTCGAGGTCGACCACATCCTTCCGTTGCGCTCCAAACACCTTAGCGGGCTGCATATCCTGCCCAATCTGCAGGTGTTGCCCCGCGTGACCAACCGCCGGAAGTTCAATCGGACCTGTCCGGCGCACATCAACATCATCGAGGGCCTCATCACGGCCCGCGCAGAAGCCTGAGGAGGCACAAATGGCCATCAAGCCGACCAAGAAGGACGACGAGTTCGATTTCGATTTCGAGGACGACGACACGACCGAAGTCGATGAGGTGGATGATACTCCCGAGGAGGATCGTGGGCGTGGGGAGATGCCCAAGGAGATCGTCGACGACCTCGATGCCGACGAGTTCGAGGAGTATTCCGAGAAAGTTAAGCAGCGCCTGAAGCAGGCGAAGCGCATTTACCATGACGAGCGCCGCGCCAAAGAGCGCATCGAGCGCGAGAATAACGAGGCCGTGAGCGCCGCGCAGCGCCTGCTGGAGGAAAATCGCCGCCTGAAGCAGACGCTGGCCAACGGCGAGCGCACCCTCATCACCTCGTTCCAGCAGTCGGCCGGTGCCGACCTCACGCTGGCCGAGCGCGAGTACCGCGAGGCGTTTGACGCCGGCGACACCGATAAGATGGTCGAAGCGAGCAAGAAGCTCACGGCTGCGACGATGCGCAAGCAGCAGACGGAAAGTTTCGTCCCTACTGTACAAGTCGAAAATGAAGAGGTACAGCAGTACCAGCAGCCGGTTCGCCCCGATGTCAAAGCCACTGCGTGGCAAGAACGCAATACGTGGTATGGCAACGATCCGGAGATGACCGCTGCCGCGTTGGGCCTCCATCAGAGGCTGATCAACGAACGGGGTACGGCCTACGCCGGCACCGACGAATATTGGAGCACGGTCGACAAGACCATGCGGAAGCGCTTCCCCGAGCAGTTCTCGGACGAGGAAGACGAGCCCGCTCCCCGCTCCAAGCCCGGCGCAGTGGTCGTGGCTCCTGCCTCTCGCAGCAAAGCCCCCAAGCGCATCACCCTCACCAAGTCGCAGGTCGCGCTCGCTCGCAAGTTCGGGCTGACCAATGAAGAATACGCTAGGGAGCTAGTCAAGTTGGAGCAGAAGGCATGACCGAAGGACGCATCCCCCGCGCGCACGACACGCGCGAGCAGCGTGAGCGCCCCAAGGTCTGGCAGCCTGCGTCCACGCTCCCCGAGCCCGAGCCGATGCCGGGGTATAATCTGCGCTGGGTGCGCGTCTCGTCCTATGGACAGAACGACCCGCGCAATATCTCCGGCAAGTTGCGCGAGGGCTATGAGCCGGTCCGCATCGAGGATCAGCCGCAGTTCAAGCTGCTGATCGATCCCGACAGCCGGTTCAAGGACAACATCGAGGTCGGTGGGCTGTTGCTCTGCAAAATCCCCACCGAGTTCACGGCGCAGCGCGCGGCCTATTACGCGAACCGCACCAAGGACCAGATGGAGTCGGTCGACAGCAATTTCATGCGCGAGAACGACCCTCGGATGCCTCTTTTTCGCGAGAAGAAGACCAAGACGACGTTCGGCACTGGCGTGTAAGCGAGGAGCTTAACTATGGCATACCCCACTGTGAACGGCCCCTACGGTCTGATCCCGATCAACCTGATCGGCGGGCAGGTGTTCGCGGGTGCCGTGCGGCACTTCGCCATCGCTTCGGCCTATGGCGTGACTATCGGGTTCGGCGACATCGTCAAGATCGTCGCCGGTAATGTCGAGAAGGACGTCGGCACCGTCACGGCGACGCCGGTCGGCATCTTCCTCGGCTGCTCGTACACCGACCCGGTGTTTGGCAAGACCTTCCGCCAGTCGTTCCCGGCGGGCACCGTCGCCGCCGACATCCGCGCCTATGTCGCCGATGACCCGGACATCCTGTTCAAGGTCGCGGTGCTGTCTGCGGGTGTCACCGTTGGCTCGGTCACGCGCTCGGCCATCGGCAAGAACGCCGGCGTCCTCCAGAATGCGGTCAATCTTGCCACCGGCAACTCGCAGGTCGGCATCAATGGCCCCGGTGTCGCGGTCGCCGCGACGCTGCCGCTGCGCGTCGTCGATGTCGTGCTTGAGACGCAGGCCACCCCGGGCAATTTCACCGAGGTGATCTGCAAGTTCAACGCCGGCATGCACCAGTACAACAACCCGCTCGGCGTCTGATCGGCGTTTCAAGGAGTCTGATCCATGGCGATTTCTCGCGCACAACTGCTCAAGGAACTGCTCCCCGGCCTCAACGCGCTGTTCGGTCTCGAATACAAGCGCTACGGCGAGGAGCATAAGGAAATCTTCGAGACGGAGAGCTCCGAGCGTTCCTTCGAGGAGGAGACCAAGCTGTCGGGCTTCTCGGCTGCGCCGGTCAAAAACGAAGGCTCTGCCATCGCGTATGACAACGCGCAGGAAGCCTTCACCGCCCGCTACAACCACGAGACGATTGCTCTCGGTTTCTCCCTCACGGAGGAGGCCATCGAGGACAATCTCTACGACACGCTGTCGTCGCGCTATACCAAGGCGCTGGCGCGCGCGATGTCGTACACCAAGCAGACCAAGGCGGCGGCTGTCCTCAACAACGGCTTCGACCCGCTCTACCCGGGCGGCGACGCGGTTCCGCTGTTCTCGTCCGCGCACCCGCTCGTGGGCGGTGGCGTGAACGCCAACATCCCGACCGTGCCGGCCGACCTCAACGAGACGTCGCTCGAAGCGGCGGTCATCCAGATCGCTGGCTGGACCGACGAGCGCGGGCTGCTGATCGCGGCCAAGCCGAAGAAGCTGATCCTTCCGCCGAGCCTGATGTTCGTCGCGACCCGGCTGCTCGAAACCGAGCAGCGCGTCGGAACCGCCGACAACGACATCAACGCGCTGAAGAACAACGGCTCGATCCCGGGTGGCTATGCCATCAACCACTTCCTCACCGATCCGGACGCTTGGTTCCTGACGACGGACGTGCCGAACGGGCTCAAGCACTTCAACCGCGTGCCGCTCGCCAACTCGATGGACGGCGACTTCGACACCGGCAACGTGCGCTACAAGAGCCGCGAGCGCTACAGCTTCGGCTGGAGCGATCCGCTCGGCATGTACGGCTCTGCCGGGGCCTGATGGGCGTTAGGGCACCGGGGGGTGTTGGAGAAGCACCATGTCACTGATCCCGCTGCTCATCGTCCTCGTTATCGTAGGGGCCGTGCTGTACTTGCTGCAGCTGGTCCCCATCGATGCGACGGTGAAGACGATTATTTACGTCATCGTCATCGTCGCCGTACTGATCTGGTTGCTGCGCAGCCTGCCTTCGCTGGGTGTGCATGTTTGATCTAGGGTAATACCCGCGCCGACCGCCCTAGCGGACGTAGCAGAGACGGCGTGGGGATGTGCTGCTACACAGGAGACGATCATGGGTCAGACCACTTTCAGCGGCCCCGTCCGCTCGCTCGCAGGCTTCATCAGCGGTCCCGACAGCGTCGTGCCGATCACGACTGCGGTCGTGGCGCTCAGCGCCGCCGACTATGGCGGTCGCCAGCTGTTCGTGAACTATGCGGGCGTCGGTGGCATCCTGACCCTGCCGCTGATCATCCCGACCGGCCCCGACGCCAACATCGGCCTCAACTATGACATCGTGTTCGCCACGACCGTCAACGCAGGCGGATACAAGATCAAGGCGTTCACCGACGTCCCCGGCGACGTTTTCATCGGGCAGGTGCAGACCACGGCCGGTGGCGGCTCGCCGACGACGTTCGTGCCGAACGGCACCACCAACGACGTTATCAATCTCAACGGCACCACGCAGGGCGGCGCGCTCAACTCGCGCCTCACCATCAAGGCCGTTGCCGCCAACAAGTGGCTCGTCACGGGCCTGCTGATCGGCGTCCCGGCGTTCATCACGCCCTTCGCCAACGCATAAGGAGCCGTCTCCATGCCGATGCCGCCCCCGCCTCCCGGTCCCGGTATGCCGGGTGCGCCACCGCCTGAGATGGCGGCCGCTGGAGGTCCTCCGAAGCCTCCGACGCCCCCGATGCCACCCAAGCCCCCGATGCCCCCCGGCACGGTCCCTCCGCCTCCGCTGGGCGGCATGGCGCCGCCTCCGGGTGGGCCTCCGGGTGGTCCGCCTCCCGGTGGGCCTCCGGGCATGCCTCCGCCGCCCCCGATGGGCGCCGGCGCGCCGCCTCCGCCTCCGGGCATGCGCAAGGGCGGGTTCGTGCCGTTCAAGAAGGGCGCTGGCGGCGACAAGGGCGGTTTCACGCCGTTCAAGAAGGGTGCCACCGGCGGCAAGCCGCTCTCTTCGACGAAGCTGAAGCCCAAAGCGAGCCCAAGCAAGATCGGTGGTTTCGCCAAGGGCGGCTCCATCGATGGCGTTGCCAAGCGCGGCAAGACCAAGTGCAAGATTTGCTGAGGAGGTAGCCATGGCTGAGCCCGACCAAGGGATGGGCGACATCGTCAAGAACGACCCGCCGGCGAAGAAGGAGACCTTCGCCGAGGCGTTCCGTGCGGCCTACGACGGTGGCAAGGGCAAGGGCTCGAACTTTAGCTGGAACGGCAAGCAGTTCAAGGCCAACATGGCGTCCGACGCGCCCAAGGCGAAGCCCAAGCCGAAACCCCAGCCGGCTGCAGGCACCTCGTTCAAGGGCTCTGGTGGTGCCGATGCCTCGGTGCTCGGCCCCAAGGCTGGCAAGCCGTCGCCGGGGTACAAGGCGTTTGGCGAGCCCGTCGATCAGGCGAAGATCGCGCTCGTCAAGGACGTCAAGGCGAGCTCGTCGAAGCCGAAGCCTGCGGCGGCCAAGAAGTTCAGTTCGCCTTCCGACAGGGTGGATGCGGAACTCGCGAAGGCGTTCACGCCGCCCAAGAGCGGCGATGGGGGCATCAAGATCGACAAGCGGGTCAGCGGGCCACCGGCCAAGGCGGGGCCGCCCAAGAAGTTCAACTCCCCATCCGACCGGGTGGATGACGCGCTCGCGAACGCGGCCAAGCCGCCGACGTCGTGGGGCGGGGGTGGTATCCAGATCGACCGCCGTGCTCCGCCGTCGTCGACCGCCGTGCCGAAGCCGCTCAAGAAGTACAACTCCCCATCCGACCGGGTGGACGATATGCTCGCGGACGCGGCCAAGCCGCCGACGACATGGGGCGGGGGTGGCATCCAGATCGACCGGAGGCCCAAACCCAAGTCCGGTCCTGCTGCGCCGCCCAAGAAGTTCAACTCCCCATCCGACCGGGTGGATGATGAGCTCCGCAAGGCGTTCACGCCGCCCACGAATTACGCCAAGGGCGGTGGTGTCGAGGTGCGCGGCAAGACCAAGGCCAAGTGCTATGCGAAGGGCGGCAGCATCGACGGCTGCGCCAAGCGCGGGCACACCAAGGCAGGGAGGCGCTAGTGCAACCGACAGTCCTCAGGACCAACGCCGTTCAGGCGAGCCCGGCGGCCACCAACGATTACTATGGCTGGCCGAACGTCTCGCTGCAGGCGGTCGTGACGGGCGCCGCGACTTATTCGGTCGAGGTGACGCTCGACAACCCGCTGCGTCCGCCGGCGGCGGGCGTGACGTGGTTCCCGTGCCCCATCGCCACGCTCGTCGGCGCGTCGACGAACCAGCTTGGCGCGCTGCAGGATTTCGTGCTCGGCATCCGGCTCAACCAGACGGCGGGCGCCGGCTCGGTCGCTCTGACCATCATTCAGGTGGGCGGCGCGCGCGGCAACTAGGAGAGTGCTGATGCGCAGTTCGCGTGGCATGGGCATCGTGACGAAGGGTGGCAAGAAGACCAATCCGTTCGTCCGCAGCACGAAGCCGACCGACCGCGATCCGAACTCGATGCCGGTCAAGGGTAAGGCCAAACCGAGCAATCTTACCGGCGGTAAGGACCCGTCGTTCAAGCAGGACAAGCCCAAGGGCGGGAACCCGTTTGCGCAAGGATATGCCGCCGGCGGGAGCCTCGATATTTCGGCTGCGATCAAGAAGCCCGGTGCGCTGCACGCGCAGATGGGAGTGCCCGCTGGTAAAAAAATCCCCGCCAAGGCGCTCGCGACGGCCGCCAAGGCACCGGGGAAGCTCGGCCAGCGGGCACGCTTCGCAGAGACGTTGAAAGGGTTTAACAAGAAGAAATGACCACGAGCGGAACCACAGGGTTCAACCTCAATCTGAACGAGCTCGTCGAGGAAGCCTTCGAGCGCGCGGGGGCCGAACTGCGCTCGGGCTACGACCTGCGCACCGCGCGCCGCTCGCTCAACCTGCTGACCATCGAGTGGTCGAACCGGGGCTACAACCTGTGGACGCTCGCGGAGGGTGCGATCCCGCTGGTGCAGGGGCAGGCGACCTACGACCTGCCGCTCGACACGGTCGATCTCGTCGACCACGTCATCCGCAATTTCAACGGGCAGAACCAGAGCGACCTCAACATCACGCGCATCTCGCTCGATACCTATTCGACGATCCCCAACAAGAACTCGCAGGGTCGCCCCATTCAGGTGTGGATCGACCGCCGGACCGGGGCCGAGTACCCGGTCGAGGGCGTGCGGCCGCCACAGATCACGGTGTGGCCGGTGCCCGACCAGCCGAACTATTACACGTTCGTCTACTGGCGCCTGCGCCGCATGCAGGATGCTGCCGGCGGCGCGGGGACGATGGATGTGCCGTACCGCTTCCTGCCCGCCATGGTCGCGGGCCTCGCCTATTACTTGTCCATGAAAATCCCCGAAGGTGCGCAGCGCACGCCGGCGCTCAAGGAAATTTACGACGAGCAGTTCGCGCTGGCAGCTGATGAGGACCGGGAGAAGGCTACGCTGCGCATCGCGCCGCGTCAGTATTTCATCTAGTGGCTGGCAACCGCTTCGCGCTCGGCAAGCGGGCCATCGCGAACTGCGATGTGTGCGGCTTCCAGTATCCGCTCAAGCGGCTGCGGCCGCTCGTCGTCAAGCTGGTGGTCACGAACATTCTGGCGTGCCGCTCGTGCTGGACGCCTGACCAGCCGCAGCTGATGCTGGGCATGTACCCGGTCGACGACCCGCAGGCGCTGCGCAACCCGCGTCCGGACAACACCTACTGGCAGGGTGGCATGACCGGCTTGCGCATCAGCAAGACCGCGCCGTCCAACAGCGATGAAGCGTTTGGCGGCCCCTCGGGCGGCAGCCGCGATATTCAGTGGGGCTGGAACCCGGTCGGGCGCAACAACGTGCTCGGGCTGATCGACCTGCCGGATGTGCTGGAGGGCAAGGGCGCCATCGGCGACGTGTTCGTCGCGACCGACTTCGCGCGGTCCAACGAGGCGTTCGGTGTCATCGGCACTGTCGTCGTGGTGACTAACGTCCCCGAGCCGGATGGTGTATCTGGGACCGCGTCTGTCGGCGATGTCACGACCACGCCATAGGAGGGCATTATGGCTGAGCATAGCGACGTCAACGAGTACAACAAGGAAATGCCGGTCAAGGTCGCGGTCCCCAAGGACAGCGGCGGTGGCGGCTATCCGAACCCGAAGCCCAATACCGCGACGAAGAAGATGCGCGGGTACGGCGCGGCTGACCGTGGCATCCACTACAGCAAGAACAGCGACTGATGGATTACAACGAGCTCGCCAACGCCATCCGGGCCTATGCGGAAAACAGCTTTCCGACGACGCTGGCGGCTGTCGGGCTGACGTCGACCGAGCAGGTGAACACGTTCATCCAGCAGGCCGAGCAGCGGATATATAACACTGTTCAAATCCTTGACCTGCGCAAGAACGTCACGGGCGCCTGCACCGCTGGGAACAAGTATCTGTCGGTGCCCTCGGATTGGCTGTCGAACTTTTCGCTGGCGGTGGTCGACCCGGTCGACGGGAGCTATGACTTCCTGCTCAACAAGGACGTCAACTTCATCCGCGAGGCGTTTCGCGACCCAACCGACAACGGCAAGCCGACGCACTATGCGTTCTTCGACAAGGACAGCTACCTGCTGGGGCCGACGCCCGACCTCAGCTATGAGTTCGAGCTCCATTATTTCTACTACCCGCAGTCGATTGTAACAGCTGGCACCTCGTGGCTCGGCACCAACTTCTCCAGCGCGCTGCTGCACGGCGCGCTGTACGAGGCGGCGGTGTTCATGAAGTCCGAGGAGGACACGCTGAAGCAGTATCAGCAGCGCTACGACGACGCGATGGTGCTGCTCAAACAGCTGGGCGAAGGCAAGAACCGCGAGGACAGCTACCGCTCCGGCCAGATCAGGGTGAAGCAACGATGAGCGAAGGACTAGCCACGCTGGGCTCGATCCTGATCGAGACCACCACACGCGGCGGCGCGTCGCCGGAGATGATCGCCGAGCGCGCGCTCAAGCGCATCTTCACGGTCGCCGAGACCGCGCCGGCGCCGATCCGCGAGCAGGCGCAGATGTTCGAGGACAACATCCGCCGGGTGCTCGTCCACTACATGGAGGAGATGGTGCGCGCCGACCGCCGCACGCTCGCCTATAAATTCACCGAGACGGGGCACGAAGCGCTGCTCCCGCTCCTCGAAATCTAGGAGGCCCCGATGGCGATCACGCAAAGCATGACGAGCAACTTCAAGGCGGAAATCATGCTCGGCGTGCACGATTTCCGGGCCGTGGGGGGCGATACGTTCAAGCTGGCGCTCTACACGTCACTGGCGGCGCTCGATAGCTCCACGGCGGCTTACAGCGCCGTCAACGAGGTCGTGGGCACCAACTATGTCGCGGGCGGCAACGCGCTGGTGAACCTCGGCGTGACGACGGTGAACACGCCGCCTGCGGGCGGCACGGGCTTCATCGACTTCACCGACCTGACGTTCACCAATGTCACGCTCACCGCGCGCGGCGCGCTGATCTACAACACGACGCCCTCGGCACAATCGAACGCAAACACGCCGCTCGTGAACCCGGCGGTGGCCGTGCTCGACTTCGGGTCGGACAAGACCGCCACGGCAGGTGATTTCACAATCATCTTCCCGGCGCCGGCGGCAGCGACGGCGATCATCCGGATCAGCTAATGGCCGGCATCATCGTCGGCTGGGGCTGGGGCCGCGACAGCTGGGGCGATGGTGCGTGGGGCACGGACGACTTCCCCGGGCAGATGCTGGGGAGCGTCGGCACCGTCACGGTCGCGGCCAAGGCCAGCGTCACGGTCACCGGCGTCAGCGCGGTGGGCGCGCTTGGCACGGTTCTTACCAGCGGTAAGGCCACAGCCACCCTGACCGGCGTGTCGGCGGCCGGCGCCATCGGCGACGTTCTTACCAGCGGTAAGGCCAACGTCACGGTCACGGGCGTCGGCGCGGCCGGCGCCATCGGCGTGCTGGACTATGCGTTCGGCATCAAGGTTTTCCTCACCGGCGTCAGCGCGGCCGCGCGCGTCGGAGACGCTGGCGTTTCCGGAAAAGCCACGGTATATCTCAGCGGAGTGCAAGCGTCTGGTTACGTTGGCAGCACCCTCGTATGGGGGATGATCAACGATAATCAGACCGCAAACTGGGTGCCTGTCGACGACACCCAGACATCCATCTGGACCTCGGTGTCCCCCGCGCCCCCCGGTATGTGGGTGCCGGTCGACGACACCCAGCCGTCCCTATGGACCCCCGTGAATGACGCAGCGCCCACCGCGTGGGCTGACGTTCCTACATGAGGAAGCACCATGCCGAGCACCTATAGCGACCTCAAGCTCCAGCTGATGGCGACGGGCGAGAACAACACGACTTGGGGCGACGTCACCAACATCAACTGGGAAGCTATCGAGGAGGCCCTCGCTGGTTCGACGAACATCGTGTTCGCGAGCGCGGACGTGACGTTGACGCTGGCGAACAGCAACGCGCCGCAGCCGGCGCGCAACATGCGGCTCGTATTGACGGGTACGACGGGAGGCGCGACGCGCACGCTGACGATCCCGGCGATCACGAAAATGTACACGGTCCTCAACAACTGCGCCGACCCGATCATTGTCACAACGGGGGCAGGTAACTCGGCGACGGTTCCCTCACTCAAGGGCGCGCTGCTGTTCTGCGACGGCGTGAACCTCAGCTTCTCCACCAACTTCGCTGGCACGATGCAGGTCGGCAACGGCCTCGCGGGCGTCGCGCTGCCCAACGGTCGGCTTGTCGTCAGCGAGCGCCTCGGTGTCGGGACTACCAACCCGCTCGGGATTGCCCATGTCGCTGCAGCGGCGGATGGCCAGAATAACTTTGTCGTGACTGGGCTCACCAAAGGCGTGCGCATTGTCCCGCTCGCGACGTACACGATCATTCAAGGTGTGGACAACACCATCGCCACACCGCAGCCGTTGGTTCTCGAAGGCACTACGCTGCAGATGCAAGCGTCTACGCCGGCTAAGGGCATCAACATCAACGCCGCTGGCGACACGACGGCGCAGGGCTCGCTTACCGTAGTAAACGGTTTGTTCGCCAATGGTGTGGATAACGTCACCTTGGCAGCGTTCACCGGCCTCACCAACCGGCTGCGCTTTTACAGCAGCGCTGCTTCCGGCAATGTCGTGGACAGCACGAACGCTTCCGGAGCAGCGTACGCGCCGTTTGTCCTTGGCGCTACGCAGCTTACCCTCATCGCTCAGCCCGCCAACAAGGGCATAGTGATCGATACCTCTGGCAATGTTACGGCCACGAGCGCGCTGAATGTCACCGGCAGCGTTGGCATTGGCGGTGTCATCGACGTCACCGGCATTACCACGCTGCGCTCCACCGTGAACATCCTCGGCAGCACGTACATGCCGAATGGCACCTTGGCGGTGCCGAGTTTGGGTTTCACCAGCGAGAGCAACACGGGCCTCTACCGCAAGTCCGCCGGTATCATGGGGATCGTGGCGCAAGGCGTGCTCACCGCAGAGGTGTCCAATGCCGGGTTCAACTTCCTCGCCCTGCCGAAGTACGTGGGGCAAGAGCTATGGCTGCGCGACCAGCCTGTCACAGGTGGGAACGGCGCGCCGTTCAACCTGACACTCGCGCATCGTGGCCAACTGATCCAAGTCAACGGCGGCGCGCCGAGCCAGTTCGTCATCCCGGCCCAAGCGTCGGTGGCGTGGCCGGTCGGCAGCACGATTGAGTTCTACTGCTGGCCCGGTGTCGGGACAATCGAGGGCGCGCCGGGTGTCACGATCTTTTGGGCCGGCTCGGGGTCCTCTGCCGGTGGAACGCGCACGTTCGCCATTCAAGCGTACGCTAAGATCGTTCGGGTAACGCAGGCCGACGTGTGGTTCATTAGCGGTGTTGGTATCACCTAGGAGAATTTCCATGACGCAGGAAGAATTTGACCAGATCATCGCCGACAACATCGAGCGGCGCACGGTCACGGTCACCGGGCTGGCTATTGGCTTCGATGTGCAGGGCCAGCGCATCTTCGTCGACCCGGTCAGCGGGCAGACCGTGTTCCAGACCGGCTACACGGTGGCGGCGCCTGACAGCGCGGGCGCGCTCGCGTTCGTGACGACGTTCGTCGACACCGGGGTCTTCTCGTAAGCGAGGTCACTCGTGGCGTTCATCAAGCTCCAGTTCAAGCCGGGCGTGAACCGCGACACCACCGATTACTCGGGCGAGGGCGGATGGTGGGAGTGCGACAAAATCCGCTTCCGCTCCGGCTTCCCCGAGAAGCTCGGCGGGTGGCAGCACGCGCTGAGCGCGTCGTTCATCGGCTACTGCCGGCAGATGTGGAACTGGGTGACCACGTTTCAGGATAATCTCACGGCCATCGGGACCAATGTGAAGGTCTATATCGAGGTCGCGGGCAACCTGTTCGACATCACGCCGCTGCGCACGGTCGACCCGACGTTCATCGCGCCGACCACCACCAACTCGGTCAGCACCACCATCGGCACCACGACCGTCGTCTTCAACTTTGGCGCGGTAGTGCACGAGGCGGAGACCGGTAGCTACGTGCAGATTTCCGGTGTCGTCGGCCCTATCGGCGGCATCCCGGCGGCGGAGATCAACGGCAACCACCAGATCACCAAGATCGACAACTTCAAGTTCTCGATACAGTCGCTGACCACGGCGACCGCGACAGTCGCGGCCGCCGGCGGCGCGGGCATCACGGTCAGCTTCGAGATCGCGCCGGGCTATGCCATCACCACGGCCGGCTATGGCTGGGGCACAGGGACATGGGGTCGCGGCGCGTGGGGCTCGGGCACGACCACGCCGATCTACCTGCCGCTGCGCGACTGGTGGTTTGACAATTTCGACAACGACCTCGTCATGAATATCCGCAACGGCGAGGGCTATTGGTGGGAGCGCGGCATCCTGTCGGTGCCCGACGTCGCGCTCGCGACCAAGGCGATCCGGCTGGTCGACTATGCAGCCGCGCAGGGCTTCGACCCCACCGCCGTGCCGATCAAGATCATGCAGCTGCTGGTGTCGCAGCAGGACAAGCACCTGATCGCGTTCGGCGCGGTGCCGTTCGGCTTCACCGACCCGGCCGACTTCGACCCGCTGCTGATCCGCTGGAGCGATCAGGACACGCCCGGCCAGTGGTTCCCAGAGGTGACGAACACCGCCGGCGACATCCGCCTGTCGCGCGGCTCGCGCATCGTGCGTGCGCTGCCGACCCGGCAGGAAATTCTCGTGTGGACCGACACCACGCTCTACACGTTGCAGTTCCTCGGCACGACCGATGTGTACGGCCTGCAGGAGTATTCGGACAACATCTCGATCATCAGCCCGCGCGCCTGCATCTCGGCGTCCAACGTCACTTTCTGGATGGGGAAGGACAAGTTCTACGCCTACACCGGCCGGGTCGAGACCCTGCCGTGCACGCTGCGCAAGCACGTCTTCCAGAACATCAACCGCTACCAAGCCGATCAGATCATCTGCGGCACCAACGAGGAGTGGAACGAGGTCTGGTGGTTCTACCCCAGCGCCAACTCGGACTACAACGACAGCTACGTCGTCTATAACCACCTCGATCAGGTCTGGTATTACGGCATGCTGCCGCGCACCGCGTGGCTCGACACGGCGCTGCACCCCGACCCGCTGGCGTGCAACACGCCGACCGACACCAATGCCGGCATGCTCTACCAGCACGAGATCGGGCTCGACGACGATGGCGAGCCGATGGTCTCGTACATCCGGTCAAACGACTTCGACCTCGAAGACGGCGAGCACTACATGCTGCTCAAGCGGCTGATCCCCGACGTCGACTTCTCGCACTCGCTGGTCAATGCGGACGTGATCCCCGACCCGCACACCCACGGCAATCCTGTCGTGACCATCACCATGTACTCGCGCAACTTCCCCGGCAGCGCGCGCTTCAGCGACCCGGCGGACACGCAGGCGGTGGTGTTCGACAGCGACGTCGGGCTCTACACCGAGCAGGTGTTCATGCGCGCCCGCGCGCGCCAGATGGCATTCCAGATCAAGTCGGAGAACCTCGGCGTGCAGTGGGCCTTGGGCTCGCCGCGCATCGAGGCGCGCGCGGACGGGAAGCGCTGATGGCACTCGACAAATTCCAGCCGGCGCCGCTGCCCAACCCGCCCCCCATCTGGGACGCGACATGGGCGCGTCAGATGATCCGCGTGCTCGAAGTTTACTTCTCCCAGCTGGAGTCGGACACGCCGAACCACGCCGAGAAATACACGGCCGTTTCGTACGTCACGACCGGCTACACGACCGCAGACAAACTCCTCCTTACCGGTGTAAGGGAGGGGACCATCATCTACGACAAGACGCTCAAGAAACTGTGCCTCTACAACGGGGCGACTTGGGAAACGGTCACTTCGGCATGAGGGCCTAGGACATGCAAGCACTCGTCGGTAACCCGACCCCCGGCCAGATGCCGTACACGCCGGCCGGCGGCGCGCACTTCCAGCCACAGGCGCCGACCTCGTCGTCGTACATGCCCCCTGCTGCCCCTCAGGCGGCGCAGGTGCAGGGCCTAGGGCGTGGACAGGACAGCCAGCTGGTCCATATGACCTCGGAGGAGGTGAACAGCCTGCGCGGGCTCGCACAGCGCTTTGGCGGGGACCTCTCGACCAACCCGGACACCGGCCTGACCGAGATGGGCTGGCTGGGCAACTTGCTCCCTACGCTGATCGGTATCGGCCTCAACTTCATCCCGGGCGTCGGGCCGCTCTTGTCGGCGGGCCTCGTGGCCGCCGGCCAGACGGCGCTCACCGGCGACCTCGGCAAGGGGCTCATGGCGGGCCTGCAGGCATTCGGTGGTGCGAGCCTCGCGGGCGCGCTGCTCCCTGCGGCGACCGGCGCGGCGGGCGCGGCGGCTGGGGCGAGTGCGGCGGGCTCCTCGCTGGGCGCGGGCTTGCCCTCGCTCGGTGCACAGGGCGCGGCGGGCGCGGCGACGGGTGCTGTCGATGCAGCAGCGGCGCACGCAGCAGGCGTCGCCGAAATGGCTGGCGCGGCGGGCGGCGCGGGTGCAGCAGCTGCACCCACGGTCGCCTCTGCTGCCGCACCAGTTGCGACGCAGGCAGCCGCGCAGGGCGCTGGCGGGCTCACCGGCGGCCTCACCAACACCTTCAAGACGGGGCTCCAGCAGTTCTCCAACGCCGCGCGCGAGGGCATCCCCAAGACAGGCATCCTGTCCAAGATCGGTGGCATGGCCCCGATGCTGGCGGGCGCCGGTGTGCTGCAGAGCGTCTCCAGCGCGATGCAGCCGGGTGAGTACAAGGTGCCGGAGGGAGACAAGAAGTCGGATTACGCAGGTCCGTACACGCAGGCGCCGCGCACCTCGATCTTCGACAAGGACTATAAAGGGGGCGATCTTACGTTCGGTAAGACCGGGGGTCTGCCGTCGCTCGGCGGGACGCCGCCAGCTGGGGGTGCAGGCAATGCACTGGCTCCTCCGCCGGTGATCTCGCGCGCGCCACTCGACAGTCGCGAGAAGCAGTATTTCGACGTCGTCAACCCGCAGCCGGGGGTCATTCCGGCCGGCGGCGCGGGGACGAACGAGACGCTCCAGAAGGCGCTCGCCGATTACCAGAACAAGTCGTCGGTCTGGAAAGACCCGAAGTGGAATTTCGCCGAGGGCGGCGCGATGCCAGCACCAGTGGTGAACGCACCGACCATGAGCATGTCGGGCGCTGCGCCGAACGTCATCTCGCGCGGGGCCTTCGATAGCAGCGAGCGTGGTCCGGCGGCGGCACCCAAGCCTGTCGCGCCGGCGGCTCCGGCGTACACGCCCGAGACTGTCCGCAACCTGATCGACGCCGCGCGCGGCGGGACGGGTCTGACGGCAGCCAACGGAGCGGTCGCCAATCCCGCGCCTGTCGTGGGGCCGACGCCGATCCCCGGTGTGGCGCCGACGCCCGAGACCATTTCGAGCAACCCCAATTCGAGCGAGCGCGTCTCGGTGGGCAACACGACCTATGCCGTCCCGGCCGCGTCGAACCCGCTCGCAGGCACCGGCCAGTTCGTGTCGGGCTCGCGCGTGCCGACCGCCAACGGTATGCAGTCAATCCCCGCGCAGCGTCTCCCCGTCATGACGCGGCGCGGCGCCAAGGGCGGCGGTATCGTCAGCCTTGAGAGCGGTGGTCACATCCTGCCGGCATTCGATGTAGCTACATACGGCAACGGCAGCACCGACGCTGGCCAGAAGGTGCTGCGCAAGATGGGCGGCCGCCCGATCAAGGGTAAGGGCGACGGTGTCAGCGACAGCATCAAGGCGAAGATCGACGGCCAGCACGAGGCGCGCGTCGCCAACGGCGAAGTCTATTTCCCGCCCAAGGCGGTCGCCAAGCTCGGCGGCAAGGCCAAGCTCGATGCCATGATGAAGGCGGCGCAGACGGCGCGCATGCGCACCCGTAGCGGGGAGAAGGTGCGGCTGTGAGCATGCAGGTTTCCCTCGTTCCGGCCGAGTACGGCGTACAGGTCTGGCCCAAGGTGCGCGGGCATATCGCGCGCGCCGTCGAGCACTCGGGCGGCCGCTTCACCACGGAGGACGTGCTGGAGAACGTGGTCGACGGCATGTACCAGCTGTGGATCGCTTTCGAGGGGCAGGACGTGGTAGGGGTCACGACGACCTTCTTCACTGAGTACCCACGTTGCAAGGTGCTGACGGTGACGTTCACGGGCGGCGAACGGCTGCGCGAGTGGAGCCATCTGATGCTCAACACCCTGCGGGCGTGGGCGAAGGATCACGACTGCGACCGCATCGAGAGTGTTGGCCGCCCCGGCTGGTCCAAGATTTTCGAGACCGAGGGCCACAAGCTCCTCTGGCACACCTTTGAAATTCCGCTGGAGACGCCGGACGTCGACGCGCCGGAGCTCGAATTGGAGATGATCAATGGGCGGCGGTAGCAGCAAACCCACTACCCAGTACGTCAAGACGGAGACGTCCAGTCTCCCTGACTATGCTGCGCCCTACTTCAACAGCATGATGTCGAGCGCGCAGGGGATGACCCTCGGCTCGACCTACCAGCCCTATGGCGGCCAGCGCATCGCCGATTTCACGCCCGCGCAGCAGTGGGCGATGAACAACCAGATGAACGCGCAGGGGCCGAGCCAGTATCAGACGGGCACGGACCTCGCGACGGCGGCTGGCATCGGCTCGCTGCAGAGCGCGCAGTACCAGCCGGGCCAGTTCAATTATCAGCAGATCAACCCGCAGCAATATCAGGCGCCGCAGATGGGCGGCGGGGGTGGCGCACCTCAGATGGGCGGCGGCTTCGGCCAGCAGCAGGCGGACGCATACACGCAGCTGTTGCAGGGTGGCGGTGGTGGCGGCCAGCAGTCGCAGGGCAGTCCCGGCGGCAAAGGCGGGCAACAGGCCGGCGGCGCGCAGCAGTCGCAGGCGGGTGCTTATTCGCAGGGGTATCAGCAGCAGTTCAATCCGAACGCGGCCGACCGGGGCACCGGCGCGGCGCAGTCGGGTTACGACCCGAACGTCCAGCAGTTTGGCATGACGGCGGCGCAGTCGGGGTATCAGCCCCAGCTGTACGACCAGCAGATGCAGGCCGCACAGGGCAACTATGACCCGAACCTGCAGAATTATCAGATGCAGGGCGCGCAGGCGAATTACAGCCCCCAGCTGCAGCAGTACCTCATGGGTGCGGCGAAGTCGAACTACGACCCGAACCTGCAGCAATATTCCATGAACGCGGCGATGAACAATTATCGCCCGGACCTGCAGAATTTTCAGATGGACGCGGCGCAGGCCAACTTCGATCCGAAGCTGCAGCAATACAACGCCGAGGCGGCGCAGACCAACTACAAGCCCGACCTCCAGAACTACCAGATGCAGGCCGCGCAGCTGGACCCGAAGACCGGCAACCCTGTCGTCAAGGACCTGACGATGGCGGGGCCGGCGCAGTTCGGGAAGGCGCAGGCCGACCAGTATATGTCGCCGTACCAGCAGGCGGTGACCGACATCGCCAAGCGCGAGACGGCCAAGGATGCCAAGCTCACGCAGCTGAACACCGACATGGGCGCGGCGCGGCAGGGCACCTATGGCGGCAGCCGTCAGCTGCTGGCCACGCTCAACCGCGAGCAGGCGCTGGGCCAGAACCTTAGCGACATCCAGACCAAGGGCCTGCAGTCTGCGTACGAGAACGCGCAGCAGCAGTTCGAGCGCGACCGCTCGGCCACGACCGACGTCGGCAAGACCAACCTCCAGTCCCTGCTGACGAGCCAGCAGTTGCGCACCACGACCGGCCAGCAGGCCGCGCTCGCGAACCTCAACAGCCAGCAGCAGGCGAACACGCAGAACCTCGCCGCGCAGCTGCAGACGCAGGGTCTCAGCGCCGATCAGGCGATGCAGGTTGCGTTGTCGAACACCGCCAACCGGCAGCAGACCAACCTCGCCAATCAGCAGGCTCAGCTGGGTATCCAGTCGCTGGGTGCCAACATCGGCGCGCAGCAGTCGCTGGCGAACCTGTCGAGTGCGCAGCAGGCGAATGTCCAGAACCTCGCCGCCAAGCTCCAGACGCAGGGCCTCAGTGCCGATCAGGCGCTGCAGGTGGCAATGTCGAACCAGCAGTCCCAGAACACCGCTGGCCAGCAGAACCTCGCCTCGCAGCTGCAGACGCAGCAACTGGGCGCCAACATCGGCTCGCAGCAGGCGCTGGCGAACCTGTCGAGCGAGCAGCAGGCCAACGTCCAGAACCTTGCGTCCCAGCTTCAGACGCAGGGCCTTGGCGCGGATCAGGCGATGCAGATCGCGCTGGCCAACCAGTCGTCCCAGAACACGGCCGGTCAGCAGAACCTCGCCTCGATGCTCCAGACGCAGCAGCTGGGTGCCAACATCGGCTCGCAGCAGGCGCTGGCCAATCTGTCGAACGCGCAGCAGGCCAACGTCCAGAACCTCGCCTCGCGGCTCCAGACGCAGGGCCTTGGCGCGGATCAGGCGATGCAGATCGCGCTGGCCAATCTCGGCAACCAGCAGCAGGCCGGGGTTCAGAACCTTGCGTCGGCCAATCAGGCGCAGCAGTTGAAGGTCGACACCGGCTCGAAGATGGCGCTCGCCAACCTCGACGCGCGCCAGCAGGCCACGGTGCAGAACCTCGCCGCCAAGCTCCAGACACAGGGGCTCAACGCCGATCAGGCGATGAAGGCCGCGCTCGCCAATCAGGGTGCGTACCAGACGGCACAGCAGTCGAACGAGCAGTCGCGCCAGTTCGGCGCGTCGAATGCGCTCGCCGGCTACAATCAGGCCGGGAACATGGCACAGACGCTCGCCAACCTCGGGCAGGGCCAGTTCCAGACCGACCAGACGCTGCGCGACAAGCAGCTGCAGACGGCCACGCTCGACCAGCAGATGCAGCAGCAGTACCTCGATCAGCAGTATCAGGACTACCTGCGCCAGCAGGGCTACCCGCTGGAAATGCTGCAGCAGTACAGCAGCGTGCTGCGCGGCGTGCCGGTGGCGCCCAACACGGTGGAGACGGGCCTGTCGAAGAACCCGTCCATCGGTTCACAAATCCTCGGCACCGGGCTCGGCGCGCTCAGTGCCTACAAGATGATGCAGGGGGGCTAAGCCATGAAGCCGTACATGCTCCAAGCCCCGGAGAAGATCGCCTCCGAGTACGGAGGCGACAAGCAGAAGATCATGCACGCGGCGCAGCTGGGCGTTGTCGACCCGACCGCTGCCGTGATGGCGGGCATGTTCATCGACAAAATGCGTGCCCCGCCGCAGCAGCAAGGCATGCCGAGTATCGCGCAGCAGGTGTTCGCACCTCCCGGCCCCCCGCCCGGTGCACCACCTCCCGGCGCGGGTGGCCCCCCTCCGGGCGGGCCGCCACCGGGCGCGGGCGGGCCTCCCCCCGGCGGACCCCCGCCGGGGATGATGGGTCCTCCCCCCGGCGGTCCTCCCGGCGGTCCCCCGCCGGGCATGGGCATGCCGCCCCCGATGGGGCCGCCGCCCATGGGACCGCCCCCGGGCGGACTTCCACCGGGCATGGCGATGGGTGGCGGTATCGACGCGCTGCCGATCCCCGACAGCATGTACGACGAGCCCGGCAACGGCGGCTTCGCTGGCGGCGGCATGGTGTCGTTCATAGGTGGTGGTGGTATCAACGGTGAGGAGCAGCCGAACCCTGTGATGGCTACGGCAGCAGGCATGACGGGCGGCGCGCCGCCCGTGCCGATGGGCCTCGCAGCGCTTCCAGCCGGTGCTGGCGCCGGCGCGCCGCCCCCGGCCGCGCCCACCAGCCCGGTCACGTCGATGCTCGATGCGAACGCGCTGATGAAGTACAAGCCGATGGTCGAGCAGCTGTATGGTGATCAGCCGCACGAGGCGCGGGATGCGTACGCGCAGTCCCTGAAGGACGAACTCGGCCCGGCGTCGCAGAAGAAGTCGCGTCAGCAGGATATGTGGATGGCGCTGGGCCAGATCGGCACCACGCTGGCGACCACGCAGGGACCGTTCCTGATGGCGCTGGGCACCGCGATCCAGAGCGCGCTGCCGGGTATCTCTTCGTCGTCCAAGGAGCGCAAGGCCGCCAAGCGCGACGCGATCAAGGGCCTGATGGAGGTGGAGGGCAGCACCCGCAAGGAGGCCACTGACAAGATCAATATGATGGTGAATATGTGGGACAAGGACATCACGGTCGCGGCCAATCTGCAGGCAATCCAGCAGCGCGGCGAGGAAGCTGCGGCTAAGATCGCCAGCGACAAGGAAATCACGAAGATGCAGATCGAGGGGCGCCTCAAGGAGCAGGCGCTCGCGAATGCCGGTTCGGCACGCGCTGCGGGCATCAGTGCTGGCGGCGGTGCGGGCAAGAAGATCGAGATCGAGAAGATCGTCGACGGACTGCGAGACCCCAAGCTCGCACCGTACTACCGCGAAGTGCTGGGGCTCAAGTACGCGCCCACGCCGCCTGATCCGTTGAAGGCAGCTGTTGCTGAAAGGGTCCGGGGCACTCTGCCGGGCGGTGGCGGTGGCCCCGTAGTGCCGAGCAAGTCCAACGGCGTGAGCTACGATGCCCTGCCGAGCCGGACAAAATAGGCCATGCCCGACGTCACAATGCCTAGCGGCTTTGTCGTCCACAACGTGCCGGCTGGCACGACGAAGGAAGACTTGCTGGAGCGCCTGCATGCTGGTGGTTACGACACCAAGCAGCTGCTCCAGCCGCGCGAAGCTGCGCCAGCCGAGCGCAGCATGCCGGCCATTCTCGGCAGTGCGTTCACGCGCGGTGTCGGACACATCATCGGCGGGCTGGCGACCCCGCTGGAGGATGCACCGAGGCTCGTCGGCTACAGCGCCGAGGAAGCCAAGAAGATGGTCGCGCCCGCCGCCGAGGCGCTGCGCGGTGCGGACAAGGGCATCACCGACTGGGCAGGCCAGCGTGCCACGCCCGACTGGGCGCACTCCCAAGGCTTCATGGGCGGGCTGGCATCCATCGCCGAGACCGCCGCCGAGGGCGCGCCTGCAACAGTCGCGGCTGCCGGCACGGCGCTACTGACCAAGAACCCCTACGCTGCAATGGCGGTGATGGGGCTCGCCAGCGGCCCGCAGTCCTATTCGGGTATCAAGGAGCGCCAGAAGGCGCAGGGTGTCGACGATCCGCTGACGGCCCTTGCCGGCGCGGCGGCGAGCACCGCGTTCGATATGTACACGGGTCTGGGCGGGCAGGCAGCCGGCTTGGGCAAGCATGCGGCGTTCGAGATTTTTGAGAAGGGCATGGGCGCGGCGCTCAAGCACATCGCCAAGACCGGCGCCGAGGAGGGCGTCACCGAGGTTCTCCAGAACGTCATCGAGCAAGGCGCTGGGCACACCAATCCGCTGACCAAGCAGTCGCTGATGGAGTCGGCTGAGGCAGGTCTCGCAGGTATTCTGGGTGGTGGCGTGTTCGGCACGGTCGCGCACGGCGCTACAGCATACAGTGCTGCTGGCGCGCGCAAGCAGTTCGGCGAGGCGCCGGCGCTGCATACCGTCGAGGTCGAGCGCAAGATCAAGGGCGAGACCGTCGTCCAGCCGTTCGACATCCTCAGCGCGCCGACCGAAAAGGGCGAGGTCATCGCGCGCGCCCCCAGTGGTCAGCCGTTCCGCACGACGCTCGAAGAACTGGAGAAGCGCCGCCCGGCGCCGGCCGAGGGCGAGGAGCCGCACGAGCCGCTTGCTGCTACGCTCGCGCCGCTCGTCGAAGCGCGCAACGCCGAGATCGAGCGCCAGAAGGCTGCCGACGCTATGACCGCGCACGTCGCGGGTGACCAGCCGCTGCAGGGGCCGGAGTTCGAGGAGAAGGTCACGGCGTTCGCGCAGGCGCACGGGTTCGATCAGGACACCGCGCGCAACGCCATCATGCAGATGACTGGTGGCACGCAGGCCGCCGCGCCACCGACCTATACGACAGGTGAGGCGCCGCCGACCGCGCAGACGGTCCAGCCCGACCCGGGGCAAGCCCCCGGTATTAACGGGCCTCTCACCAACCCGGCGACAGTGACGGGCGGGCCGCCGGTCGCGCCGCATGTCATGTCGACGCCCGAGACGGCCTCCGCGCTCGTCAAGGCGAACATGCGCAAGAAGGTGGGCGCCGTGCCCGTCGAGGCCATCGACGCGGCCAATGCCGAGTACGAGCGCCAGAGCGCGGCCGGCACGTTCGAGGCCGGTTCGACATTGGACAAGTTCCTCCAGCGCCACGGCGTGCAGGCCGGCGCGCGGCTCAAGGAAGCACCCCCGCCGCCGATCACGCAGCAGGAGCAGGAAGCGCCTGTCGAGCAGCCCGTGGTCAAGAAGCGCGGCAAGCAGAAGCCAGTCGCCCCGGTCGCCGCCGAGATGCTGGAAGCACCGCCGGTTGCCGAGGTCCCCCCGCCGCTGGAGCCCATCGCCGCTGCCCCGGCGCCAGAGGCACGCACCCCCTCCCCGAATGTCGTCGAGGGAGAGCCTAGCGTCGCGGAGGTGCTATCACAGCAGGCGCTGCCCGAAGTCGAGCCGACGCCTGTCGCTGCGCCCGTACCAGCCAAGCCGCCGCGCGCCCGCAAGGCTGCTGCCGTACCCGAGCCCGAGCCGACGCCAGCACCGGAGCCCCTGCCCGAGCCCGCCGCGCCCGCGCCGCAGGTGCTGACGCATGCCGATCTCATGAAGCTGTATCCCAGCACGCAGGAAGGGCATGCCGACAAGGAGGGTGTGCTTGGAGAACTTCAGGGCGCCCTGATCGGCGGCACCCTGCGCATCGAGGTGGGCGGCAAGCTGCATGATGTGCTGGACATCGCCGACAACGGCACGATCAAGTTCGCGAACCCGAAGGTGAAGCTGAACGTCAGCAAGGTCGCCTTCCCGTCCGCAGGCAAGACGCATACTGTCGAGTACACCGAAACGGCTGAGGAGCCTCAGGAGGCCCCTGCAGCGCCGGAGGTCACCGAACTACCCTCCGAGCCCGAGGCAGCGCCTGTGCAGGCCGAGGCGCCGGAATTGGCGCCATCCGAGCCCAACCCCGAAGTGATGCAGGCGGCGCTCGCGGAGGCGGCTGAGCCACCCCTTACTGCTGGTAAGATCGAGGAGGAAGCAGCCCCGGTCGAGGAGGAAGCGCCCGTCGAGGAAGCGCCGCCGGTCCCCGAGGCGCGGCTGGAGATCAAGCCCAAGGACTTCAACGCCAAGACCACGCCCGAGCGCGCGGCGGCGAACAGTCAGGTGCGTCAGGAGGTGGCGCGGGCACTCGGCGGGGAGCCCGCCGAGCAGGTCGTGCTCCGCATCAACGGTGTCCCGCATCAGGTCGTGGGGTTCGGCGAGGGTGACCGTGCGAGCATGATGGCGCTCGACAATGGCGAGCACGTCGGCGTCGTGCGCGTCACGCAGGGTATCAAGGACGTCGACTATCGCCTGCAGTTCGGTGGTGAGCCTATCGAGCAGGAGCGCGCGCGGATCGCCGAGCAGTCGCAGACCGCCGCGCAGAGGCATGCCGCCAAGGTGGAGAAGGCCAAGGTGGAGCGGGAGGCCAAGCGCGAGCGCGCGGTGGTCAACGTCGCTGCGCACACCGAGCAGGCCAGCGCCATGCGCAGGATGCGGGACGCGGACAAGGCGGCGTTCGACGCGGCCGAGGCTGAGGCTGCTGCGGGGAAGAAAGTTGGCGACGTCGAGACCACGGCGCCGCCCGAGGAGGAGCCCGAGAAGCCCAAGGCCGTGAACAAGGGTTCACAGGGCAAGGCGATGGGTGCCAAGAAGAAGGCCACCGCCGCCGGCATGCTGGCGCAGCAGGAGTTGGGCACGGAGATCGCGGCCCACCGCACGAACCGCAAGCTCGAAGCTGGCGAGGTGCGGCGGCTGCACGAGTTGCTGCGCACGCCGGAGACCAAGGAGGACCGCGCCAAGTTCACCGGCGACGTACGCACCGCGCTGGAGGAGCAGGAACTCGCGCAGCGCAACCTCAACGCTGCCTACGAGAAGGCCAACAGCACCAAGGGTGCCGAGGCGAAGGCTGCCGTGCAGGCCGAGGTCAAGAAGGCCGAGACGGCGTATCAGCGTGCGCTGACGGCGCGCGTCGCGCGGGTTCGCGATGTGATGGATGAGATGCTCGCCGCGCGCGGCGCGGGGCGCGCGACCGCGAGCCAGAGCACGGAGGACCCGGACCCCGCGTTCGGCGCGAAGATGCAGGAGGCGCTGCAGGGCAAGACCATGCGGCAGGCCGCGCGCTGGGCCGCCGACAACGCGCCCGACGAGGCCACGCGGGTGCTCGCCGAGAGCCTGTACCGACAACTCGCGCGGATGGAGCAGGCCGGCATCAAGTTCGACTTCAAGGTGCTGGGCGAGAACGAGCTCCCCAAGGGCGCACCGCTGGCGATCCACGACCTGCTGGCGCAGTCGCGCGGGCTCGTGCACGCGCCGCTGGGCGGCGCGCCGATCCGGCTGTTCCTGCACGGCGCCGACGTCACCGGCCGCTCCGGCATGGCGCACGGGCTGCTGCTGCACGAGTTGCTGCACGCAGTTACGTCGGGGGGTATCCACCATATCCGCAACGGCGGCGCGCGCGGCACGCCGCTGGCGCGCAACGCCCGCGCGCTGATCCGCGCGTTCGAGGATGTGGCTGCGCATGTGCAGGCCAAGATCGCGCGCGGCGCGCCGCTGACCGAGCTCGAACAGGAGTTCGTCGACGGTAAGAACAACGCCTTCGCCGACGCGGACGAACTGCTGACGTGGACGTTCACCGATCCGCGCATGCGTGCGTATCTCACCAAGGAGAAGATCGGCCCGCATTCGCTGTGGCGCCGTGTCGTCGCGGCGGTGCGCAAGTTCGTGGGCGCCAGCAGCGACCTCGATCCGATCCTCGACCGCGTGATGGGTGCCGGCACCAAGCTCATCAACGCGCCGGCGGAACTGCTGAAGGAGGCGAATGACGCGGCGCCGGGTGACGTAGCTACAGCGGTGCAGCAGATCAATCGTGGCACGCAGCGCGCGCAACAGGCGAGCGACGCCGAGGAGTTCCGGCAGGGGTTCACGGGCGCAGCCAAGGGCTGGATCGACCTAGGCAGCGACATGAACAAGGCGCGCGTGAGCGGCTTC